GGTAGGTGGTGTTGACTTAGTTATATTAAAGGGTGGAATTGTCTTATAGTACTACTCCCAGCACTGGCTCCGCATGGAGGTCTTGGATGTACAAAGCCCTAATCCCTTAGCGTGACTAAAAATTTCCGTGTTGCCGCGCTCATAGATAAGAAAGAGACAAGAAAAGGAAGAAAAGTGTAAAAGTTTGTACGTGTATTTACACAGTTGTCAATAGATTGACTTCATAATAAAAATGTGATATAATTATAATATAAATATAAGGAGGGATAATATGTATAGAATATATAAGATAACTAATAAAATAACTGGTGAGGTGTATATAGGTAAGACTACTCAAACAGTAGAAGAGCGATTTAAAAAACATTGTGCTTCAAATGATTGTCCTAAATTAAATAAAGCTATATTAGATTATGGCAGATTAAATTTTGAAGTGGACACATTACGAGAATGGGATTGTTCGGAGCAGGAAGCTAACAGGTGTGAATCTGAATATATACAACTGTATAACTCAATAGAAAAAGGATATAATAGTAAGTACTCACATTCTGATTTTAAAAATCCAGAAGGAGCAGGCAATACAAGAAAACAAAAAATAGATTTGACAAAAGAAATGTCAAATGATAGACTATATTTAAATTTTGAAACTTTTGAAGATGCAGAACAGTACTTTAAAAATAATAAGAGTGAAGTACTATATGATAAAAGAATGTTTAAAAAACGTGGAATGAACATGAAAGGAATATCAGATAGCCAAATGAATATGATTAATTTAGTATCTATAATAAATGATTGGATGAAACCAAAAATAAAAAGTAAAATAATATATCAATACGATATTGATTTGGTATTTTTAAAAAGTTTTAAAACAGGTGACGGACAATATAGTGCAGCTAAATCTCTTAACCTAAACAAAGATGTAGTAAATACTCAGGGCTTTATAACTGAAGTGGCAAGAGGTAGAAAAAGAATAGGATATGGTTATGTTTGGTCATATTTAAATCCATATTTTCTGCATAGATTAATAAATATTTTTATGGAAAGTGAGCAGGATGTAGCTATTTTAGAAGAAGATTAAAATAAATATAATAATAATAAAGAGAGAAAGTATAATTTCTCTCTTTTTTTTTCTTTGTTATTTTGTTAAAATTTTTAACTAAAGTTGCAGCTCCAGAGAGATTTTGTTAAAAATTTTAACAAAAATAACACAAACGTAGCTCAAGGGTGTCAAGATCTTGACTATGATTAAACTACAGCTTTTACAGCTCCAACGATTTAACCTCTTGACAGAGGACAGAAATTGCAGGACACCACAGTTTGCAGGACACAGCTTTTTTCAGCTCACATAGCTTACTCTATGCGGCGCGGCTTGTCAACACTACAGTATTGTCAAGTTATCCGCTAAAAGAACATATGTTCGCTTTGTTAAAAATTTAACAATCCACTTTAATAAAATAAAGTGATAACACTTTAGCGTGATATCACAAAGGTGCGGACCACTACAATAGATTAATAGTTAAGACTCTTGACAAAATGGGTAGTGGTCCGTACTACGGACCACAACCAATTAAAAAAATAAAGGCGGATTTCTCCGCCCTATTTTTTATTTATTCTTATTTGCTTCACGTTTTGCCGCCGCTTCGGCTAACATCTTTTCGGTCTTTTCATTACTTCTCTGTTTTGCACGTTCTGCGGCGGCGGCGTCTGTTTCTGCCTTACGCTGTGCCTTCTCGGCTTCCTTTTTGGACTTTGGTGAATTTGCTTTTCTTGCTTTGGCTTCGGCGGCTTTAGTCGCCTTGTCCGTCAGATAGTCCTCGTATTCCTGTTTAGCACCCTCAAAGTCAAATGGTTCGATTGTGTAACGTTTTGTTTTCTTTTCCTTGTATGACTTTACTGTTGTTTCATTAGCAACACATAAGTCATACTCAAAGCCCGCTTCGTCCTGTATTGTTCCTACACGAACGATAATTCCGTTAACCTTAGATGAAGAGCCGTAACGTCCAATTGCCACATTTTCCTTGCCGTACTTTTCTTCAAGTGCAGAAATAACTGTTTCTGTCATTTCGTTCTTGATTGCTGTCTGAATTGCTGTGATGCCATTGTCCTTAGTGATTACAAACTTTTCCATGAAATACCTCTTTCCGTCCTTATGGACTATTTAATTATTTGTAAGGTTTGCTTTACCTTATGTATATATTATATCACATAAGTGAATAGATGTCAACACTTTTTTTAATAAAAAATAATTATTTTTTTCTTTTAACTAATTCATATTTTATTTATATTATGGTCCGTACATACGGACCACCAAAGAATAAAAAATAATACTCTTATAAAAAGAGTATTAAATCATTTATATATTATATCCCATACGTTTTAATATCAGTTTTGCCGTTGTATCTCCAGTACATATTTTTTCAAACAAATCGTCTAAAGAATTAATTGACTCAGATAAAACTTTTTTTACAGTTGGAGTTATAAGTTCTTTATTTAATGCAGTGGGCGAACCTTTTCCAATATAAGAAACTATTTCATTATAAACTTTTTTTCTTAAATTCCCAGTGGGGTCAAGCAAACCACAAACTGATAAAAGAAAATGTTCTGTGCCGATGTAAGTATGCCCTAATTTTTCTGCCTCCATAATGGCTAAAGCTGTAATTCCGACTATATTTATTTTCATAATTTCAACCACCTTTTAATTTCTATATATATTATAACATACAAAAACTTAAATATCAATACTTATTTATATATTTTTTTCTTTTAATTTATTATGGTCCGTACCTACGGACCACCAACAAAAAAAAATAAAGGGCGGCAACCGCCACCCTTTTAGTTAAATTATTGGTTTAATTCCTTTCTTTTTCAAAATTTCTCTGCCGAGTTCTGTTTGTGAAAGTCGGCGAATTTCCATACGCCTTTTTTGTTCAATCGCAATTAAACGCTTAAATTCCTCTTTTGTGACTTCTTTTCCTTTGTAAGTTAACGGCATGATATCACTCCTCTTTTCGTGTTTTTAAGAGGGGCGGAATTACTCCGCCTTTTCCTCTCTTGCCTTTTTTGCTGCCTCTCTTATTGCTTTTGCTTTTGCAATTCTTTCCGCCTTTTTCTTTTCGTTTTCTTCCTGTTCCAGTGCCTTTGCAGTCACCCAATCGGAATAACTCTGTCTTGCACTCTCAAAGTCAAAAGCCTCAACTGTGTATCTCTTAGTCACCTTTTCTTTATATGATTTAATAGTTGGATTGAGTGTTGAACAAAAATCAAACTCAAAACCGTCAACGTTGATAGTACCTACACGCACACCAATTTCATTTACCTGAGTGGACGAGCCAGTTCTCACCATAGCAACATTTTCCTCTCCAAATTCTGAAATGAGTGCATTCATAATAATCTCAGTAAGACGTGCCTTTGCTGTTGCCTGTGCCTTTGTGATACCGAAATCCTTTGTAATTGTAAAGTTCATCATAAAAATACCTCTTTCCGCTCTTTTTAGAGCAATTAAAATAATTTGTTTTTTATAAGGTTTTCCTTTACCTTATATATTTATTATACCATACTTTATTGAATTTGTCAACCCTTTTTCTATTATTTTTTTATTTTAACAATTTGGTTTCATTCAATAGGTGCGGCGTGGAGTTGTTTTCTCCCTTAACCTTATGTATACATTATACACCTTTTTACAGAAAAAGTCCATTGCTATAAAGTTACAAATTGTTACAAAACGATTACAAAGATTATATTGTGGTCCGTACCTACGGACCACACCATACGCCGCCTCATCGCTTTAAAGCATTAAAGTTAAAAAATAAAACAAAAGCGGCATTAAGCCGCAATTGTTAAATTATTTTTCTTACAAAACTCTGCTAAAATTTTCCAAGCCTGACAAGGAGAGGGGTCAAGTTTTTTCTTAGTTTTAAACGCCGCAAGTAAAATTTGATATTCAATTAATACATCAGCGAGTCCTGTGTGTTCCTCTTGAAAATCAATATTTCCTGTTAAGTATCTGTGTACTATTTCTGCCTTTGTCTGAATATTTCCTTTTTCAGTTACAAAACCATTATTAATACAGAACTGACAATATTTTTTTGTCAATAACTTTGTGCGTAAAATTAAAGGAATAATGTCTACAAATTCAACTGCCAACTTTGTGAAATCTTTATCAAAAAGATTTTTTAATGCCGTTTTATCGAAGCAAGCATTATAAGCATAGATTTTTTTAACCTTATGTTTTTTAATATCCTTTAACAATCTGTGTTTAAAACTCTCATTACTTACACAACGATATTTGCGTTTAAACCACCCATTCCCAAAGTCTTTTAAAATCTCTTGTACATTTTTTGCGGTCATTTCAACCGCCTGTCCTGTCTTTGCACTCTGTACAATATTAATATAAATATTCTCTGGAAGTGCAAAAGACCTTTGCTTATAAATTTTTCCGTTTCTGTCTGCGATAATGTACCCTACGTTATAAGGAATCTTTCCACTCATTCCCTCAACGTCAAGCACAATGAATTTTTTCGCCATAGGTTTATACCTCTTTTCATTATATTAAAGCCGAGAGCCGTCCTCTCTTAACTTTATTAATATTATATCACATAATTTTCTATATGTCAATACTTTTTTGAAATAATTTTTTATTTTAACTAATTCATAAACATTCATATTGTGGTCCGTACCTACGGACCATTATATTCACCTAAACTAATTAAAGTTTTTAACTAAATACCCTAAATAAAAGCGGACAAAAGTCCGCCTTTATTTTAAATAACCATAATATTATATTTTTTACTTGTAATCTTTTTAATTTCTGTATCTGTGATTTTTGTCATATTGTTAAACTTTGCTGTTGCAAGTGTTTCATCAATAATATCCACAACATTATCGGGGAAAGTAGTGTGCGGTATACAATTATCAATAATCATTGAAATTGTATCGGCGGTTACGCTTGATGTATCAATATTGAAATACTGTCCATATTCCTTGATAATATTTTTAATACAGTTGTAACGATTTTTTCCTTTTAGTGATGTAACATTAATTGAGCAAAAACGTCTTGCAAGTGCCTTATCATTGGCAATATACTTTTCATATTCTTCTGTTGTTGTTGCACCGATACAACGGATTTCACCTCTTGCAAGTGCTGGTTTTAAAATCTGTCCTGCACTTGTTGCGCCCTCTGCATTTCCAACGCTGTTAATACTATGGATTTCGTCAATAAAAATAATGATTTCAGGGTGTTTTTTAATTACTTTAAGAATATTTTGTAAACGTTCTTCAAAGTCGCCACGATATTTTGCACCACTAACAAGAGAATTTAATGATAATTCATATATAACGGGTACTTCTGTATTTACATTTGCAAGTTTTTCATTGACGTACTGTCTTGCAAGTTCTTCAACAATTGCTGTTTTTCCGCAACCTGCCACACCTGTTAAAAGTGCATTAGGTTTTGTTCTTCTCATTAGAATAGTTTTAATGCTTGCAACTTCTTCTTCTCTGCCGTATGTCATTGCAAGTTTATTCTGTAATGCAAGTAAATTTAAGTTTCTTGCATACTTCGATAAATCATTGATAACAGTATCAAGATTTTTTAATTCATCTTCATATACAATATGCACACGTATTGGTGTTTCGTTTATTACTTCTGGTGTTTCGTTTATTACTTCTGCTGTTTCAGATAAACCTAACCTAACTGGTTCATCAGTTAAATCATCTTCATGGACAATAACACAACTTTCTTCAACAATATATGCTGGAAAATCATATCCACCATATCGTCTTTTAATGGTAACAAGTCGTGTACCTTCAAAATATGCCTTATCTCCTACGTTATACTTATAAAAATGTTTCATATTATTCATTTCCTTTCGTATTTAAGTTTTGCTTTACCTTATGTATATATTATATCACACATTATATTAAAAGTCAACACTTTTTTAAAGATTTTTAAATATTTTTTTCTTTTAACTTATTGCGGCGAGCGGGAGTGGTGGTCCGTACCTACGGACCACAATCTTTAAATAAAACTGGGCGAACTATTGTTCGCCCAATTGTTTTTATTCTGCCTTTGCCTTTGCTTCGGCATTTGCCTTTGCCTTTGCTTCTCTCTCTGCCTTATCTCTTGCAATCTTGTCTGCCTTTTTCTTCTCTGCCTTTTTCTTTTCTTCTTCCTTTGCTTCAATGTAGTCGGCATAGTTCTGTTTAGCAGTATCGAAATCAAAAGCTTCAACTGTGTAACGCTTAGTCACCTTTTCTTTGTATGACTTCATAGTCGGATTGAGTGTTGAACAAAAATCAAACTCGAAACCGTCAACTGTAATTGTGCCAACTCTTACGCCGATTTCGTTGACCTGTGTAGATGAGCCAGTTCTCACCATAGCAACGTTATCTTCGCCGTACTCAGCAATAAGTGCATTCATGATAATCTCAGTGAGACGTGCCTTTGCTGTTGCCTGTGCCTTTGTAATGCCAAAGTCCTTTGTAATTGTAAAGTTCATCATAATAGTACCTCTTTCTGCCCTTTTGGGCGGTTGAATTTGTTTTTGTAGTATCTCTTTACTACTCTTATATTATATCATATCTCACTGAAATTGTCAACCCCTTTTAATTATTTTTTTCATTTAACTTTTATCGGGTTTCATCAGCAAAATCATGATTAAGGCGGGCTTAACTCCCTCAACCTTATGTATATATTATATCACATAACAGACTAAAAGTCCATTGCTATAAAATTACAAATTGTTACAGAATAGTTACAGAAAACTATATTATATTATGGTCCGTAGGTACGGACCACACCATATTTAATAGTTAAAAAATAAAACAAAAGGGGATTACTCCCCTTTGTTAATTATTCTGTTAATTCCTTATAAATTTTTTCGAGTGCTTCAATTGTTGTTAATCCGTCACGATTTACATTTATTGACTTTCTCATTTTTTCGGTTTTCCACATTTCACAAACTTCTTTGTTGTCGTCAAGTAAGTACATCGTTTTTGCTCTTTTTTGTATTGCATTTTGCTTTGGTGTGCCGTAACTCTGTGCATTAAACTCGGTTACAAAAGGCATAAATTTTTTTACCCAATTCCTTTTGATTTCTGTACATTCAATCTCATATTCAATACTACTCTGCATTGATAACCAAGTAATGACGCCAAACTGAACACCGATAGCAACTAATTTATTACAGATAGAAATAAATCTGTTATAGTCACCGATGAAGTCGCCATCTTCAAAGACTGTCGGGTCTTCTGCTCTCAAACGGGGTTCCCAACTGTTAACATTGTAAAGGTCATAAACAGTGCCGTCTAAGTCTAACCATATCTTTACCGAATTTTTCATAATAACATTTCCTTTCTTGTTTAAAACTTATTTGCTTTACCTTATGTATATATTATATCACATAAAAGAATTTTTGTCAATACTTATTTTAATAAAAAATAATTATTTTTTTCTTTTAACAAAAAGAATAGTATGGTCCGTACCTACGGACCACACATTTTAAAGTGAAAAAAGGGCAGTATGCCCTTAATTCACTCGATAATATGTTCGCTGTATTTTTTTGTGTTGTCTGAGAATATGAACAAGAATTTCTTTCTCAATCATCACATCTTCTAAACCAGTATGACTTTCAATAAAATTATTGTCATTTGTAATAAATCTATATAATATTTCTGCCGTTAATCTTGGTGTGTTAAAAGATGTTAAATATCCGTTTTTTTCACAGTATGCACGATATACGGGACGCTTTGAATATATCTGTTGTGCCATTCTTAAAGTACACCATTTTTCAATACCATACGGAAAAAAGTATTTAAATTTGTTTTCACTTAACACTTTTGTGGTATTGTTTAAAGCATTATTATCAAATCGCATATTGTGTGCAATAGTAGCAACGCAACCCCATTTTTTAATTAATGCTTTTGCAATTTCTTTAGCAAGCCAAAAACTGACAACTTTACGCTTTCCGCTTTCAATATCTTCCCAATATTTTGGTATCTTTTCCGCATAGTATGCTGTTTTCATTAAATCTGCCATACCAATAAAAATTTCATGAACTACAAAAGAATATTTTGCGTATACTGTGCCGTGTCTGTCAATAATTGCCATACCGATATCATATACAAGTGGTTCTTCTAAAGTGCCACATGTTTCGGTGTCAATCATCAAATAATAGTGTTTTGGAATACTCATTTTATCTACCTCTTTCAAATAAATATTGTGTACCTTTAAAGTACAATAATATTATATCACAAATATTAATGAATGTCAATAGAAATTTTTAAATTCGGCATATTATACAAATAATTAATTCTTTTAACCTGTGGCGGCGAGCAGGAGTGGTCCGTACCTACGGACCACTAATAAAATAAAAAACAAAGAGACCCTTTCGGGTCAATTTGTTAATTGATTTTATAAACTATCATATCTTTATTAAATTGAGCAATTCCACCGTCTTCTTCGTCATAAATAACTATTCTTGTAGTGGAAGGAATTTCTCCAATTTTTGTAAAAATAATTCTAGTATTTGACGGCACACAGAATTTTTCCCCGTTGGAAAGTTCTTTCAAAGTAATCGGCTTTCTTTCTTTCGGCACTTCATATTCTCTTAATCGTGCCCACGCAACACCGATACCGATTTTTTCATCATAATCTTTTCTCCATACTTTTGCGCTACCACACTTACCTCTTTTGAGGTCTGTTAAAGTTGTCACTATACTATATGTATCAGTATAATGTCCTACTGTCCAGCGGGTGCGGTTGTTTTTTAATATTCTCATATACTCATCATACATACCTAACGCCCAATCATTAAAGTTTTCAACATATTTAGCCATAATCTTTTACCTCTTTCTTAATTTGATTTACTTTATGTATATATTATATCATACAATTTAGTAAATGTCAACCCCTTTTTAATATAATTTTTTCTTTTAACTTATTGCGGCGAGCGGGAGTGGTGGTCCGTACATACGGACCACATATAGTTTAAAACAAAATGCCCTTTCGGGCAAATTGTTAATTTACTTCAATAATAACTCTTTTTACATTCTTATTATAAATAATTGAATCACTCAATTCACTTAATAAGTGAAATGATTTTGGACAATTGTTTTTAGACATAGAGCCACCCTTTTTAAATTCAATTACATAGTTAAGAGTATTTTCTTTTTTGTCCGTTGCGCTATTTTTCTTTGTGTTATCTTCTTTTTTATTTAAGTATTTAGTTAACATACTATAAATTGGTGTTTTAACGCATGGTTTAGATTTTTGCCATTCTTCATATTCATAATTAAAATAATAAACCCCCGTTGATGTTACGCCGTCATCAATCATATTTATTTTGTCACAAAAAGACTTAAATTTTTCGACATCATTGACAACTATGTAATATATATCTCCACAGTCGTAAATTGTATTTTCCTCGAGTACGTCAAGACAACGATTAAAATAATAATTTTTCATAATAAAATACCTCTTTTCTTTTTGGTGCAACTCATTCATAGAGCTGCACAATAATGTTCATTTTTGAGTAATCACCATAATTTTCATTTGCTGGGTTATTATGTGTAATTGTATCAATATAGGAAAATCCCAATAATACAAAAAACATAATTAATAAAATTGTGAATACCTTTGATATAATTTTTTTCATTTTAACAAATCCTTTCTGTCTTAACTTTATGTATATATTATACCACATAAATATATAGATGTCAATACTTTTTTAATAAACAACAATTATTTTTTTCTTTTAACAAAAGAAATAGTATGGTCCGTATATACGGACCACAATATAATTAATAAAAAGGGAGTTATATTATAACTCCCAAAAATCTTTCTTTTTTCGCTGACTTTTTTCATACTCATATTTAATTTTCTTTTCTTGCAATTCTGCCTTTACTTCGTCAAGTGCTTGTGTTGCATATTTTGTAAGATTTTCTTTTTGTCTCTCTATTGGGAGTAAGTCCCATTTTGAATAAGGTATATCAATTTTTGCTAACATTTTATTATAAAATTTTCTTTTACAATGTGTAGTATAAATGCGTATAACATAACAATTATCAGAAATAAAGGAGTCCGACAAAGTAAGAAAATAATCTTTATTATCATATTTTAAAAATGTTGCACAAGGTAATAAATTTTTTCGACAATCAATATAACCATATGATATAGTATAAAAATTTTTTGTCATTCCAGAAATAAAAAAGCTAGCGATAACCACAGTTGGTATGGTAATTAATCCTACATAAATAAAAATAGTTGCTAAAATATCCATAATATAACCTCTTTTCTTAATAGTTTGAAATCTGTTCAAAACCCTTAACTTCTTTACATACATAACAATACATATGCTTAATATGTCCGCCTTTAGTACGGCGACTTGATTTTTTATAAGCGGTCATTTTTGTACTACAACAAGGGCATTGAAATGTTCGTTCAGTCACATTTTTTCTCATTTTTAACACCTCTTTTCTATATTTATATTATATCATATAATCTTTTAAAAGTCAATACTTTTTTGAAATAATTTTTTATTTTAACTAATTCATAAATTATTTATATTATGGTCCGTACATACGGACCACACACTAATAAATTTATCTGTTGGTAAATATATATAAAATTATCTTACTCGCCGCCTTAATCTTTGTGCATTATGTCAATTGACGGGGCGGCGATAATGTGATATAATTATTATAGAAATTAAGAAAGGTGGCTGTTATTATGAAAGTGTATATTGTTATTCAAACTTCTCGAGAAACCAATGAAACTTTTGTTCGTGCAGTTTTTAACACAGAACCTAAAGCATGGTCTTATATTTCAGACTGTGAATCAGAATTTTCTTTTAGTTATTTTGATGTAATCGAAGAAATAGTTCAGTAAAAATAACTACAATAATAAAGAAAAGAGGTAATCAATTATGACAGTTATAAGATTTTTAGAAAGTTTAATAACTCCATATGAAAATACTAATATTATATTCTATGATGAGCATGAAAGAGTTATAGCAGAGTATAGTTTTGCAAATCACTCAGAAAATATATCATCCATGTTCAGGGATTTAAATAATAATTTCGGTGATTGTGAAATCTTTAATTTTTATGCTGAACCTCATTGGAGTTATAACAAAACATATACGATGATTTATCATTTATTTGTATAAAATTAAAAATAAAAATTTTCAAAAACCCTTGACAAACCTTTAAAAGTATGATATAATATATACATAAGGTAAAACAAACTTAATGAAAGAGGTAGTCAATCATGAAAGAAAAAATTTATAACATTATTACGGAGTTAAACTGCTATTTTCTCGTACTGGCGGCAATCCTTACCGTCACTAATTCAAATTGGGGGTCTCCCCTCTTTGTATATACTTCAATCGTCGGTCTGGTTGATAGTATAAAAAATAAAGTTAGAAGCGGTATTATTATCAATTCAACTTTTGCGGCAATGAACTCATATTTCACAATTTTAACAATTATTGAACTGCTCTCGAAATGAGAGTAGTTTTTTATATAAGGGATGGTCCGTACCTACGGACCACTATATAAAAATAAGAAATGCCCTTTTGGGCAAATCTTTTAATCTATTCCATTTCATAAGGGAATAAATATTCATCTAAAATTTTTGTTTTAAAAATGCTTTGTTTTCCATTAACAACATCATTAAATATCCCGATTGCTTCCTTTAAATCTCTACCCCAATAACTATGCCCTTTTCCATACATTTCATAAAAAGTAGCGTAGTCTTTGTTATTATAAATTTCCTGTATTGTGATAGTAGACTGTTTTAATTTACGTTTTAAATCACAATATATAGGATAAGCATTGCAAAGAATTTTGTGCATATCTTCAAGAGTTAAAAAGTCCTTATTGATTAATTTATCTCGATTTGGTACCCAAAAAGAATTATTAAAATAAAAATTTCCTGTTTCTTCTAATTGTGTGCGAATATAATCAATTGCTTTTTCCTTATTACTAAAAATATGCTTGATATCCCAGTTATTCTTTTTTTTAATTACATAAACTGTCATGATTAACAACCTCTTTCCTTTTAATTTTCCTTATGTATATATTATATCACATAATCCCGCCGTCGTCAATAGTCATATTCACCAAAATTTTTGCGATGAGCAGGAAGATTTTTATTAATATCGCTTAATATAATGGTCCGTACCTACGGACCACAATAATTAATTAAATATTTTAATTAAATAGTCAAAACAAAATCGCCTTGCGGCGACTTTGTTATATTACTGTACGAATTAATTTATCCTCATCGTCAAAAGTTAAACCAATAGTTTCAAAAGAAGTTAATGGGAGAATTTCATAATAATTGCACACTTCATCAACCCGTATGATTTCCGCGCCTGTTCTTTTAAATGCATTTAAAATTATTTCTTTTTCTGTCATAGTGTTTCAACCTCTTTCCTTAATTTACTTTATGTATATATTATACACCCAAATCAATAAAAAGTCAATATGTAATTATGCACAAATTAGGGGCGGCGGAGCAGGAGAGATTTGTGTAATTTACCAATAGACAAAAAGATTATTTTATGATATAATATATACATAAGGAAAAACCCAAATAAAAGAAATGGAGTTGTTTATCATGAAAGAAATTAAAAAACCAAACAGAAAGACAAGAAAGCAGATTATTAAAAACAAATATGGTTATATGTATCCAATTTATAAGAAAAGACGAAACAATACAATATGTGTTGTAATACTTACAATTATGTTTGTAATCAACTTTTTAATAATAATGGGGGCACTCACTGTTGTAATTGAGTTTTGTTATTTTTCTGCTTTGTGGGTTTTCATTGGGAGTTTGTTACTTGAATGGTTATTTATTAAAATATATAATTTTATAGAAAAAATAGATGATGTTCATACTGCTCTTTTAAATAGAAAAGGACTTGACATTTAATGTCAAGTCTTTGTTTTATATTTTAATTATTAAAATATATTATGGTCCGTATATACGGACCACTTACTATAAAATATTTTAATTATAATTTAATAAAACTAAAAAATATAACAGAATTGCTTACGCAACTCTGTCATATTCCGTTGCTTTACAACGGAGATAAAGGAGACGAGAAAGCTCTTCCTCTTCCTTGCTCACCTCTCTGTGAATAGAAAGCTTTTCATAAGCTTCGTTCACATCTTCAAGACGAACATACGCATTGAACGCCTCGTCGAAAGAAAGAGAGGAAACCCAAAGGCTGTTTGCCTTTGCTGTTGTAAGTGGGCGATTGTTAAAAGTTACATTTTTCATAATACACAAGTCCTTTCAAGTTGGTTTGTTTTCCTTTACCTTATGTATATATTATACCACACAATACTATAAAAGTCAATATGTAATTATGCACAAAGATTATAATAACAAATAAAAGAATTTTGTACAAGTTGTCAATAGATAAAACTTTTAATTTATTATGGTCCGTACCTACGGACCACACCTTATTATAATTACTACCCCTTTTTATCGGGGTAGTACCTTTTAAAAATTATTAAAAAATTCTCTGTCAAACAAACAATATTTTCTACTCGCAATATAATCTGCTTCATGCACCATATTCTGAAATAATGTTTTCGGAGTTGGTAACACTACATCAGACCAACTACAAGTATTCCAACGTCCCATATGTGTTGAAACTGCCTTACAAATAATGTCCTTTGCTTGACCTAAATTAAAATAACAAGAGTGCAACTCTAAAAATTCCGCCGCAAGTAAAGGGTGGCTGTGTTCTGTATGCTGAGCAGGAGTGTCCTCAGTGCCGTACTTGCAACAGTCGTGAAAAAGGGTTGCGATAATTCCCATATCCTCAAATTCAGAACTACAAGTATCATCTTTTCTCAGTAAGTCTATAAGTACTCTATATGCCATAAGAGAATGACGTACTAAACCGCCCTCGCCTAAATCTGTTACGGGGTGATACTTTCCCGATGAACTTCCCTGTGCTGCCCAAAAATATTCGGGAACATTGTCCGCACAAAAACGGGCATAGTTTCTTAATTCCTCATTTTTAATTGTTTCGATTACTTTGTAAAATAATGTTTTCATAATTAACTACCTCTTTCTTAACTTGGTTTATCTTATGTATATATTATATCACATAAAATTTTATTTGTCAATACTTTTTTGAAAATTTTCAAAAAAAATTTTTACAGCTCGCACAGCTTTCCAGCTCGCACATATATTAATTAAAATATATAACAATATTGTCTCTGATAAAAGGGGTAGACTTATCCCAAGAGAATAGGAGATTTGGTTAGAATTTTTAACCAAAAATCAGGTTAGTAAAATATTCTAACTAAATACGAGCCTATTTGTTAAATGTTATAGCTATACCACTACTACAATAATATTATATCATATAAATATGTACTTGATATGAAAAAAATATGAACATTTTATGAATTTTAAAATCGACCTACGGACCATCATTGATTAAAAGACTTAACCTATTATGGTCCGTACCTACGGACCACCGAAGTTAGTTAAAAATTTTAAACAATAGTGGTCCGTACTTATATCTGTAATTGGTTAAAATTTTTAAACAATAGTGGTCCGTACTTATATCTGTAATTAGTTTAAAAAATTAATTAAAATAAAAGTAAAAAATAAAGAGGACTTTAAAGTCCTCTTTATTTCATTAAGCGGGTTGCTTTTTTAATAATATCAAAATTTTCGGCGGTGGGATTTTTGCAAAAAATATCCACTTGTTTGTAAATGTATTTTGCCCTGTAATCCTTAAAGCCGTATTTTCTTGCTGCCTGTAATTTCACGGCTTTAGCTGCCTGTAACATTTTTTCGGTCTTATGATAGGCATTGACCTCATTAAGTGATAAAGATGAAAACCAAATGCTATGCGCATTTTCAACTGTAATTGGGTGATTGTTAAAAGTGATATTTTTCATAGTTGTACACTCCTTATTCAATATAGGTTTGTTTGATGTGGGAGGAAGCTTATAAAGCTTCCTCAAAGTATCTGTTTGTTATACGTATATCAAAGTCAAAGCCGTCACAATCAATCTCGAATTGTATTTCACCATTGCTATATACTGAGCGCTCAACCTCGATATAAATGTCGTTATAGCTGAAATGATTATATATATCATCTGCAGTTTGATATGCAATTAATTCAAGCATATCTGCATTTTTATCGTACTGTTCAAGCTTTTCGTCTGGTATTGTATCGTCATTTTCAAGTTGCTCAATGCTTAAAGTCTTTAGGTAATAAGTGCAATCACTTATTGAAAAGTCGATGCTTAAAGCCTTAAAGTGCTTCCTAATAATGTTTAATATAGTAGCCTTGCAAGCTAACTCATACAACTCCATAGCATTTTCAACCATTGCCTTATAATCGTTTAATTTCATAATAATACTCCTTTATATTAATAGTGTTGTTGTGGGTTGCAAGGCTATTTTTCAAGCCTTGCAACTCTATTGACTTATAACCAGAATTTAATGTACTCGTTGGACTTGCTATATCCACCGCTCAGCGCCTTAATACCTCTTTTTTCGTTGTAGCTTATTAAATCGGTATTTCCTTTATTGTCTCCAGCCATTGACGATTTCATCTCAAAGCCCACTTTACACTTACTCTTTTTTCCGTTTATGGTAATGTAGTGAGTCCATACGTCATTTTTTTTGTCTCTCGTTTTGTCTACTAAGTCAGCTATATTGTGCGATATATGGTATTCATTGACATTACCGTAATTAATATTATTTTCGGGTATATAGTGGTTATACTTCTCAGCGTATTCACTTTGGGCTATTGTATAAACTTCCCCATTTTCGTCAAGCACGTCAGGTAAACCCAAATAAAAATCAGCGTATTCACTCAAAAACTTAAAACCATAACCAAAGTAATTAGTATGTGCATTTAAGTATAGAAAAGCTTTTGGGTTGCTCAAAAAAATCGTTTTTGTGATTGATTTGAAAAATACTTTACGATTACGATTAAAAGCAATTAAAAGCTTTTCATTGTGCTGAAATAACTCAGCTGATACAGACTTGACAATATCGTCAAACTCCGCAAAAAGCACACCATCAATATATAATGCATATGTGCTATTGTTTTGCATGACTTCACGCCCGTTTACCGTCATAACTCTTTTTTCTGCTTTTTTTCCCATAAAAAACACGCCCTTTTCAAATAAATTTAATTTTACAGGACGCCGCCGGCTGCGTCCCTTTACAAGTATATTTTACCACATAATACGCTAACTGTCAACAAATTTTTTTGATTTTTTTGAAGTTTTACATTCCACACAAAAAACATTTGCATAAAAGATACTTTTTTGTGCATTATGCTAAATAATTAAAACACTTACTAAATGCAGCATAATGCACAAAAAACTGCCCAGCCGGTTGGTGCATTATGCCCATAAAATTAATTTTTTTAATTAAACCCAGGGGGGTGGAATTTTTCGCTTTAAAGTACTAAAGCGAATTTCCCACCGGGCCTGACAACAAATCCTCAGAGGTTAATTTTTTAAGGTAGAGGTTAATTTATCAACCTGTTCCTTTGACTTTTTTCCGAAAATATTGTATAATATTATTAGGATGGAGGTGAAAATTTATGGATTTTAATTTAGACTTTTCTCTTGAAACTTCAAACGAACGTAGAAATTTCATAGAAAGTAAAAATCTTTCTAATCTTACTAAAAAAGAATTAGAACTATGTGCAAATTATATACTCTATGGTAAAGACCCCGACAAAGACTTTACCTCTGCAGTAGACCGCAAAGAAATTCAAATAAAAACAAAATTTCAATCTTATTCAAAAAAAGAACCGATATCTTTAGATGCATTATTAGAGTCACCTACATTTAATGAAAATTTATTAAAAACTAAACCGACAATATATAAAAAAGTTAAGCCTACTATAGATAAAGAAAAAGCAAAAGATATCCCGGGGATGAAAGAACTTTGGGTACAGATAGATAAGATTCAAAATTTAATAGATGAGAATACGGGTAAAAAAGAACGACAAGAAGGCACAAAAATTTTAACACAAAAAGATTTATATTATTTAAAACATAATTTAATAGAACTAAGACGACATCAATATTACCTCATGGACTCTGTCTTTCCTACTATGCCGCCGCCACAAAATAAAGCACAATATTTTGATAATATAACAAATTTACAGATGAATTATCCGATTTTTCCTCGCGGTGTAATGAAAGAAGAAAATGATATTATTTTTAAAAATCCGAGATTAGATAAAAAATCACGTTCCGCGGCCACAGACCTTGAACTTCAAAAAACAATAGAAAAGAATAGACCTTATTTTAATTTTATGGATAAGGAGCATATATATCAACTGGTTTTGAATTATTGGGATATAAAGGCCGCGATAGAAAATATTCCGGATTCACCATTACATAATTTGTTATGGACTTTAGATTTTTATATTGAGAAGGCGGGGTTAAATGAACAACAAATGTTGATTGTAAGAGATAAAAAACTAAGGTATTTTAACAAGGATATTGCAAAGCATTTGATGGATGAACTTGGAATTTATCACCAAGAAAATTATATTAGTACAATTTGGAATAAAATTACGAGTTTAATTGCTGACGCGGCGGAATTAAATTATGATGAATGGTTGAGTAAAGATTATGATAAAGCTTGGAAATATTGTAATACATGTAAAAAAGAATTGTTAAGAGATGCTCGTAATTTTGTGAGAAAAAGTAAAGCTACTGATGGATTAACAAATTGTTGTAAGCAATGTGATAAAGAAAAACGAAAAGCCAGAAAATAGGTGGTGAAATAATGGAAAAGAAATTGGTTAAATATATGACAAATTTTGATTTAACGGATGTGCTTGGTTTTGGCAAGCTATTGGAAGTTGAAGAAAAAGATGATTTTTTAGAATATATGGTAGATATCGTTGCGGCCTTTTGTGAGTGTGATAGGGCAAAACGTCGTAAGCTTTTAAAATTAGCAAAAGATGTATATAAAAATAACACCGAGGTTGATAGACAGCGACATAAACATGCTACAACATCTATATCCAATGACGCCGCGACCATAAACGAAGCTGATAATGCCGCATCAAAAAATTAGATGAAAGATTTTAGTTAATACTTAATCTTTACGGAGGTGAGGCAGATGGCTTCAAAGATTTGTAATAAGTGCTCAAAAGAAAAAACAATAGCACATTACATAGCAGTAAATTCACCTTTACATACTGGAAGTCTACCAATATGTAGGGAGTGTATTGGAGAAATGATAGAAAAAGTTCCAGAAAATGAGCGATGGAATTATATTGATAAACTTTGTCAATGGGCAGATATTCCATTTATACCAGGTGAGTGGCAAAAATTATATCAAGCTAACGGGAAAAATACTTTTGGTATTTATGCCGCAGTATTTCGTAGTGAACAATATAAAACACTTGATTGGTTAATGTATAATAACGCATATCTTCAACTTTTAGAAGAACACAGAATTGAAGATGCAATCCCGGAGTTAAAAGAAAAACAACTTATGGATTGGCGAAAGAAGTGGGGTATGCATTATGATGAAGAAAGTTTAGAATACTTAGAAAATTTACATCATGGATTAATTAATTCTCAAAATGTAGTCGGCGCTCTTAATGAGGACCAAGCTTTAAAACTTTGTAAAATTTCTTTAATTATCGAAGATAAA